GAGCACCTGGTGTACAAGGAGCACAACAAAAATCCGTGGGTGTGGGAGAAAATCCCCGGTCATGAGAGGAATGAAGCGCTTGACTGCCGCAATTACGCAATGGCCGCGCTGACGGCTCTGGCGCCCGATATGGACGCTCTGCTGCGAAGGATAAGAGCTCCCAAGGGCGAACCGCACAAGGCGCAGGAGAGGCCGCGGAGGGCCAGGACGGTTGAGTCTTCGACACAACGCATGGAGCAGCGCATGAACGATCTGCTCGACTGGTGAGGTAGGTGAACAGAATGACCAAGGATACGATCCGTGAACGCCTGGAGTATTGGAAGGCGCAGCTGGGCAGATTGATGGATGCGTATGTGGCCCTGGTGGAAGGCGGCGTCAAGAGCTATGCGATTGATGACCGTGAGCTGACGAAGTTCGACATCGCAAGCCTCAAAAAAGCGATTGAGGATGCCGAAGAGAAGGTCGATCAGTACGAGGCTCTGCTGGAGGGCCAGAAGCCGCGGAAGGCGTTCGCCATTGTTCCGCGAGATTGGTAAGCGCTTAACACTGGCGCGTAGACGTAACGTCTCACACATTATTTATTTTGCGCGTACAGTTCCGCGCCGGTGTTTAGCATATCAGGGGCGGAAGCCCCGCGCGGATGATGCCTGCATCGTCCGCGTCAACCACGGGATTTAGCCTGCAGCAAACCCAGCCGGCAGGCTTTATCTATGGCCACAGCAGCGGAGTTTCGTCTCCTTTCGCCGCTGGTGGCCTTTAATTCTGCAAAGATAGGAGGTGGTAAACGTGAGTTTCGACCTTGAAGCGCTCGCACAGCAAATGAACATGAAGGCTCTGCGGACTGTACAGGCCAGCGGCTATTCTGAAGCCGGCGCAAGCAGGAACCGAAGATCCATGAAGGGATTCACGGCGAAGTCCTCTTCGCCGAACGAAGACATCAACTGGAACAGCATGCTGCTCAGGCAGCGTGGCCGGATGCTTTTCATGTCTTCGCCTGTGGCCAGATCCGCGATTGAGACCAATCGCACAAAGGTTGTCGGCACGGGACTGACGCCGAAGCCGGAGCTTGATCTGGAGCTGCTTCATCTGACTCCGGATGCCGCCAAGGCATGGCAGCGGAAGACGGTCCGTGAGTGGACGATGTGGGCCAGTAAGAAGGAAAACTGCGATGCTATCGGCATGAACAACTTTGCCGGCATGCAGCAGCTGGTCGTGTCGAATTCGCTGGTGAACGGCGATCTGATCGGTGTCAGGCAGATGCGTGATCCGACACCGCTGAACCCGTATTCGCTACGGGTGCAGCTGGTGGAAGCGGACCGGATCAGCACACCGAACACCATGCGCCTGATCCCTGGCGGGAGCTGGACGGATGGCCGGAACCCAGCAAACGGGAACCGGATCTATGACGGCGTTGAAGTCGACAGGCACGGCATGGTGGTTGCCTACTGGATCTGCAATACCTACCCGAACCAGACGCTTCGGGAACGGGACAAAATCGAGTGGAAGCGCGTAAGGGCGTACAGCACACGAACCGGCCTCCCGAACATATTCCACATCATGGAATCCGAGCGGCCCGACCAGTACCGGGGTGTTTCCTTCCTGGCACCGGTCATCGAAAGCCTGCTGAACATCAGCCGGTATACGCAATCGGAGCTGATGGCCGCGCTGATCCAGAGCTTCTTCACGGCATGGATCGAGACGGAGACCAACCCGGCCCAGATTCCGATGAACGAGGCTTCCTACGGGGACGATGATGATCCAGAGAATCCTCCGGACCGCAACATCTCGGAAAACAGCAATGAACACGAGATGGGCCCGGGCACCATCAACGTGCTGAAGCCGGGCGAGAAGATCACCTTCGGAAACCCGAACATTCCGACACCTGGCTTTGATACCTTCGTGAAGGTCATCTGCAAGGAGATCGGCGCCGCGCTGAACATTCCTTATGACACACTGCTGAAGGAGTTCAACGCCAGCTACAGTGCGTCCAGAGCCGCCCTGATGGAGGCCTGGGAGGGATTCCGGATTCGGAGGGAATCGCTGGTCTATCAGTTCTGTCAGCCGGTCTATGAGGTGTGGCTTGCCGAAGCCGTAGCCCTGGGGCGCATCAGCGCACCGGGGTTTTTCATTGATCCGGCAATCCGGGCGGCATGGTGCAAGGCGCAGTGGCTCGGGCCTGTACAGGGTCAGCTCGATCCCACCAAGGAGGTCAAGGCCGACATTCTGGCCATCAGCAAGGGGTTCAAGACCCACGAGCAGGTTACCAGAGAATACGGCGGCGGTGACTGGCACGACAACATGGAGCGCCTGAAGGAAGAGAACAAGGTGCTCAAGGATGCCAATCCGAGCGCCGAAGGGGACGCGGACCAGCTCATCGATGAGCCGGACGATCCCACAGACAACGGAGGTGCGAACAATGCCTAAACGACAGGAATTCAAACGGCAGGCCTACACGCTTGCCGTGGTTGATGGGAAGCACGCGGAGCTGACGATGTACGGTGACATCGTGGAGACGCGGCCCATTGACTGGTGGACCGATGAACCGGTCCCCGGGAACTTCATCACCCAGGATGAGTTCCTGGCCGATCTGGAAACCATCAAAGACGCCGAGGATCTGACCATTCATCTGAACAGCTGCGGCGGCGATGCCGTTGTGTCCTTGGCCATTCACAATCGGCTGCGGGAGCTGGCCGACGCCGGCATGACCATCACCTGCATCGTGGACGGCGCGGCCATGAGCGGCGGCAGTCTGATCATGTGTGCAGCCGACACCGTGAAGGTAAATCCTTCCTCCCTGATCCTGATCCATGACTGCTGGTCTTACGCCTATGGCCGGATGAACAGCACCGGACTCCGGAAGCTGGCCGAGGATCTGGATGTGATCAATGAAAGCCAGGCTGAAATCTATGTTCGGAAGACCGGCATGGAGGCTTCGGAGATCCGGGAAATGATGGCCAAGGAGACCATGATGACGGGCCGGAAGGCCGCGGAGCTGGGCTTCGCGGATGAGCTTCTGGTAGGTTCGGATGCCAACGTGTCCGTCAGCGCTGATCACCGCGCCCTGTTCGTCTGCGGACGGAAGATGCGGGTGGCGGCGATGGCCCAGCTGCCGGAAGGACTTCCGGTGCATGAAGAGATCGAACCCGTTACGGAGACGAGTGACGGTGGAGATAACATCACGCCTGAGACCTCAGGCAGAAACAAAGGAGGTATTCCCATGACTTTGGAAGAGCTCAGACAGAGCGATCCCGAAGCGGCTGAAGCCCTGCTTGCAGAGGCTCAGGCCAGCGTCAGCCATGAGGAAGCTGTCAGCGGAGAGCGTCAGCGGATTGCTGAGATCGATGCTGTGGCCAGTCTGTTTGACGCGGACACCGTGAACGCGGCGAAGTACACGAATCCCTGCACCGCGCAGGAGATGTGCTACCGGGCCGCACAGGAGGCGGCGAAGTCCGGCAAAGCCTTCATGAGTCAGCTGCAGGCCGACTATGAAGAAGACGGCGCGGACGAAGTCACTTCCGCACCCGCTCCCGAAGCGGAGACCGAACCCATGACCGTTGAAGCCCGGAAGGCTGCTGGCGCTGCCATGGCCAAGAAGCTTCGCGGCGAAAAAACTGAGGAGGTGTAAGAACCATGACTCGTGATCTGCATGAAAAGATCGGCTCCGTAACTCCGGAGAATCTGTTTGCCGGTCTGGACCCCCGGGCACTGACCAAAACCGGAACCCTGCGGAAGCTGGGGACTGCCGGAACGCTGGCTCGCGGCACTCTGCTGGCCAAGTCCAGCGGAACCGGCGGTGACGGCAAGCTGGTAATCTTCGGAACCACTGCCGGCACCAATGAAACTTTGACCGCCGACTGCGTCCTGGCTGAGGATGTCCCGGTCGGCACGACCAATGATGAAGCCGCCCTGGTGTACATCACTGGCAATTTCAATGAGGACGAGCTGATTCTGGCCAGCGGTGCTTCTCTGACGGAAGCCGACCGGGACGCGCTGCGTGTGCGCGGCATTCTCCTGGGCGCTTCCGAGACCGAAAGCGTTCAGTAAGGAGGTATAGAGCAATGTCTGTACTCGTTAATATCCTGGACACCTACTATATGGCAGGTCTTTGGGAAGGCCTGTCCCCTGTCCCCACCTTCTTCCGCGATCGGTATTTCCCCACCGGGGCCGGCGATATCTACGCGGCCAACAAGGTGCTGGTGGAGTACCGCGACGGTGACAACGCGATGGCTCCCTTCATGGTGATGGGCGCTGATCCGATCAACGTGAAGCGCGAAGGCTACGAGATCCACGAATACGAACCCACCTACGTCAGCCAGAGCCGGAACCTGACGGTCGATCAGCTGAAGCAGCGTGGTTTCGGCGAAGCGATCCTGTCCAAAAGCACCGAAGAAGAACGCGCCGCGAAGCTGGTGTCTGAGGACCTGGCTCTGCTGGAGCGCCGGTTCTCCCGCACGGAAGAATTCCTGTGCGCTCAGGTCATGATCAACAACGGCTTCACCGTTGAGGAGCACCTGGACGAGACCCATACCCGCACCGCGCAGATTAAGTATTTCGATCCGGCCAAGGGCAACGATGGCGCCTACACCATCACCCAGTGGGGCGCGACCACCACCTTCGCGGACGTGGCTGCTGACATCGAAGCGATGTGCGATGCGCTGAGCGAGCGCGGCCTGCCTGCCGTTGATCTGGTCATTGGCCGGAAGGTTCGTGACTTCCTGCTCTCCATGAGCGATTTCCGCGACCTGGTGAATAAGCAGAGCGGCATCATCGTGGCCGAAGGCGGCATCCGGCAGACCCTGAGCCGGTATCAGGGCGTGACGTTCCTGGGGACCATCAACTTCAACGGCTACGAGCTGAACGTGATCGTGTCCAACGAACAGTACACGGCCAAGTCCGGGGGAAATGTTGTTCGGCAGAACTACTTCCCCAACGACGGCATGATGGTCACCGCTCCCAACGCCGGCCATCTAATGTATGCCCACATCGTCCACATGGACGAGAACGGCGATATCGAGACCATCACCGGCAAGCGCGTTCCGGATCTGTTCGTGGACCGGAAAAAGAAAAAGCGGGAAATCATCCTGGAGAGCCGTCCCCTGGCAGCTCCTCAGAACTACAGCCCGTGGATCTACGCGGCTGGCGTCGTGGCCTGATAGCCACATGAAAGGAGACGAACCATGATTATCAGAGCCCTGACCAATTTTTTGTATCGTGGAGATCCTGTTCGCCCTGGGAACGTGATCGAGGTGGACGATCTGTTCGGACACAACATTGTCGCGCTGGGCGGAGCTGCAGAAGCAGCCCTGAAGGCCCCTGTGGCGGCTCCCGTTGATATCCCTGGCGTCAACCCGTCCGAATCAGAGAACGCGCCACAGGCGCCTTTTGACGGCGAAGAAATACAGGGTACCGACCTGGGAGACATGTCCTTCGCTGAGCTGAAGCAGCTTGCCAAGGATCTGGGCCTTGAGGTCGGAAAGATCAAGAGCAAGGCCGGCATGATCGAAGCGATCTCCGCGGTAGCCGAAGAAGGGATTCCGGCGGATGACCTGCCGGATCTGTCCGCTCAGGATGTGGTGGAGGAATGAGCTTCAAGGATTTGGTGCAGAGCGATAACCAAAAGGTTTTCGCTAACGTCAGCGAATTCGCCATTCCTACCACCATCCTGTACGAAGGGGTCAGCTACGAAGATGTCCCGTGTGTACTCACAAGAGTCAAGGCCAAGGATCGGCAGAGCGTGGCCAGTGACCACGCACAGGGAATCTACCTGGTCACCTCAAACGCATACTTCCCGGCGGAGTCCATGAACGGCATCGTGCCTGAAAAAGGGAGCCGTATCTCTCTGAGCGATGAAACCGGATTCATGCGGCAGTTTTACGTAGCTCAGGCGAGCTGCCCGATGGGCATGGTACACCTGGAATTGGAGGGCCTCGATGAGTGACGGAATTGTTTACATTGAGGATACCGGTCAGCTTAAGCTTGACCGCGTGAACAAGCTCCTGGGCGGGATCGGAGACGGAAAGCTGCTCCGGAACGCGCTATACAACGCGCTGAACAGAGCAGGAACCAGGGCGGTTAAAGAGTCCGGGTCTTTCGCGTCAAAGCGATATTCCATCTCTGCCGCCGGCTTCAAGAGTCATGTCAAGACAAAGTACCACATCCATTATGGCGGCGGCAAACTGACTGGCGGCGTGGTCAGCTGTGAGATCTCGTTTGCCGGGTCCGTCATTCCGCTGATTGAGTTCAACACTCGCTTCTCCAAAGAGGGCGGCGTCAATGTGACAGTCAAGCGTGGAGAAGGCGGCACACTGGCTCATGCCTGGGTGGCGAACATGGGCGGTATTAACATCTATGAGCGGATCGGCAAGTCCAGGTTCCCCGTAGAGAAAAAATACGGTCCCTCCGCCGCGCACATGATGATGGAGGAAACCGTGCAGGAGAGCATGAGCAAAGCGGTTGCGGAAACGTTCAACTCCAGAATCGATCACGAGATAACACGTATCCTGAACGGATGGGGAGGTTGATCAAATGAGTGGTTTTATTCCGGACGTTGATCGGCAGGTTGTGAGGAATCCTGTTGCCCAGGACAGCACCGCACTCATGCAGGCGCTTAAGGAGTACACCGAAGATGCTGTGAAGGATCTGCTGTTGCCTGTCCGAGTGCAGAAGCTCGGTGAAACGAAATCCTTCAAGGCGCCGGATGTCTACAAAATGCGTCTACCCGACAGCAAAAGCGCAGCCAAGAAGGCGCCGTACATCCTCCATCAGCTGCTTACCACCAGGAACCAGCAGGAGCGCGGAGAGGATCTGGAATCCTCGGCGGTTGTTCGGTCGATTTTCTGCGCATACTGCGATGACGAACAAGAGGGCGGGCTGCACCTTCTCAACATGATGGAGCGGTTTCGCATCCCTCTTCTGAAAAATCCGCTGATTGGTGTCGGCGGACAGTTTGAGTTGAACCTGCAGGAGGGCGTGGAGTCTCTGGTTTACCCGGACGATACATCCCCCTATTTTGCAGGCGAAATCATCACTACATGGCGGATCCCGCCAGTAAAAAGGGAGGTGCTTCAAGTATGGTGAAGGTCAAACCAAAGGCAAGTCCTACAGGCTTTTGCGCCTACCTCGGGCCGTCCATTCGCGGCGTTGTCCAGAACGGAACGATCTATGAGGGCACCAGGGAAACCGTGATCGGACTCCTTGCCGGACAGATCGAACAGTATCCGCGAATCGCGAAGCTCATTATTTCTGGGGACGAGCTTCCGGAGGCCCGAGTGAAAATCAAAACGAAGGGCAACTATCTGTTTGAGGAAAATCGCAGATTTGTTGCCGAACTGCAGAAAGGAGTCTGAGAAAGATGCCTATCAATCATAGCGTAACCGTTGCCGAGCAGAGCACCAGCGTCATGACGCCGGTCACCGCCGAGAGCGGTATCCCGTTCGTCGTTGGCATTGCCCCTGTGCACACTGCCGACAATCCTGTCGAAGCTGGCGTCCCGACGATCTGCTACAGCTGGGACGAGTGCCTGGATAATCTGGGCTATTCCGAAGCCTGGGATGATTTCACCCTCTGCGAGGTGATGTACAGCCAGTTCGTCCTGTACGGCATGAGCCCCGTTATCTTCGTCAACCTGCTGGATCCCAGCACCATGAACGAGGCCAAGACCTCTACCGTGACCGTGCTGAGCCACAAGGCCAACCTTGGCCCGAAAGCGATCAACGACAGCAATCTGGTTGTGAAAAACAACACCACCACCCTGACCAAGGACACCGATTACAGCGCGTACTACACTGACGGTGAGCTGATCATCGAGCTGCTGTCCAGCGGAGCGGCCTATGGCGCGAGCGCCCTGAACGTCTCCTACAACGCGGTCGTGACGGCTGGCATCACCGGGAACACGGTGGCCACCGCCATGGAAAAGGTCGAGCTGTGCATGAGCATGTTCGGTCTGACCCCTGATCTGATCGCTGCCCCCGGATTCAGTGGCAACGCCACTGTCGCGGCTGTCATGGCCACCAAAGCCCGGAGCATTTCCGGTCTGTTCCGTGCCAAGGCTGTGATCGACATCCCCTGCGATGCTTCCACTGGCGCCACCACCTATGACGCGGTGTTCGCCAAGAAAAACGCGCTGGCCCTGACGGACGAAAACGAAATCATCTGCTGGCCCATGGTTGGCCTGGGTGATCGGGTGTTCCATATGTCCACCCATGCCCTGGGCTGCATCGCCACCACGGATGATGAGTACGACGCGCCCTATGCGTCTCCGTCCAACCACAATATCAAAATCGACCGCCTGGTGCTGGCGGATGGCAGCAATGTGCTCCTGAGCCTGCAGCAGGCCAACTACCTGAACGGCCAGGGCATCGTGACCGGCCTGAACTTCATGTCCAGCTATAAGCTGTGGGGAAACTACACAGCTTGCTATCCGGAGAACACGGATGTGAAGGATTACTTCATTCCCGTCAGCCGGATGTTCGACTGGGTTGCCAACAGCATCA